ATACTCATTGGCATATTTTTTCCTTAGATCCTTTTCTGATTTAACTCCACTCTCTTTTATTTGTGTAATAAGTTCCTCATTCCCTTCAGCAGCTTTTATTTGCTCATCCATATTAAGTTTCACAGCAGCCAATTCCTTAGCCAGGCCATCTTTCATATTATCAACCCTGAGCTTTGCAATGCTTTTTGTCTGCTGTTCCTCCGACTTTGAATTGAACTTATCAAGCTCTGGAATCAATTCAGCATAGGAGGTAATCAAACCATCTATCCTGTCTTTTTGATCTCCCAATTTATTGCTGAGCGTTTGAGCATTCATCGCGCTGGCCGCATATATATTGTTGCCGGCTTTCAACATGTTCCAGGTCTTATCCCAGAATCCAAGGCCATCAGTCACTAACTTATTCTGCTCCTTGATAGTGTCAGACAACAGCTCTTCTATGGCCGATGCTTTGGCTTTTACCAATATTGCATCAGCTGTTTTCCTGTAAGCATCGGCAAGAAGAGATTCAGAATTAATTACCTCTTTTGTAAGTTTGCCATACTCCCCAAATTTCTCATTGTATTCGGCCACAACCTTTGTCAGATCTCCACGGCCTTCTTTTGCTTCTTCAATCCTTTTTTTAAGAATTGCAAACTGGGAAATCTCCTGAGCTGAACTCTCGATTGTTTTTTTCTTGATATCATTAAGTATTTTTTGACCTTCAGATACCTTGGTGAATGCCTTATATAAAGCATATCCGGCAGCTGCCAATCCTGCAAAAACGACAAGTAATAAACCTGCTGGGTTGGCCAGCATGGCTTTATTCAATAACCACTGAGCAGCTGTGGCCAACTTTCTTGTTACAATCCCACCCGTTTCAGCCTTGGTTTGAGCATAAGTAAGTGCAACCTGTACCTTCTTTTGGATAATTAAAGCCAATGTAGATGCGGCACTCTCCTTTTGAAGTGCATTCTGTATTGATCTCAAGCCATTGAGAACGGCCATAGCTGCCTGAAGCTTGACAAAGGTTTGTTGGAGTTCCTCATTCTCCACTCCCATCAAAGCAGATGCACCCTCAACAGCAGTATAAGCTCCGGCCAACCCTTCCGCGACAGAAATCAATTGGTCCAGACCACCAGTGTCCGAAGCCAATTTCTTTACTTCAGCCCGGGCATCATCAAATGCATCCTTCATCTCACCGGCTCGAAGTGAAAGCTCTTGGAATACTTCTGAATCCTCCAAGCCCTCAAGCTTCATCCTGGCAAGTTGCTCAGTCATCAGCATTAACTCAGTTCTCATTGATCTACCGGCAATGGCATAATCTCCCACATGGCGCTGATGGTTTCCCAGAGTTCCATCGGATTCTTTTAATGCCTCATCGAGTTTCGTGATTTCCCTTAGCAGTTCACCGCCGATTTCGGTGTTATTTTTCTGTTCATCATTGAGATTCCTATATGCTTTTCTTAGCTTATCAAGGATGAGTGATTTCTCAGCTGCAGTACCTGCTGCGGACTGTTCAATTTTTTCTTCAAGCTTAATGCCAGCCGTGAGTTCACTTATGGCTACTTTCAGAGTGTTTTGCCTTTCGATTAGAGAAGACTGGGTCGCGATGTATTCTTTTGTGGATTTGACTCCATTTTTATAAGAATCTGCATTTTCCTTGATAGAGGCATTTACCTCTTTCAACTGTGCCTGCTCAGCAGCTAAGCGCCTTATGTTTTCCTGTTTTGTACCAAGAACGGATTTAATTACCTCATTGAGCTGCTTGCTCAACTTTACTTCCTCATAAATTGCTGCAACATTTTTGAGTGACCAGGTAACCTCATCCTGAGTTGCCTTGCTAGATGCCTGGCTTACTCCGATGCCTTCCCTTTCGATGATGATCAGTCTCTTTTCAAGTTCGAGCCTCTCGCTGGATATCTTGTTTAATTGAACCGTAAGACTTTCGATATCCTTCAAAGCCTTTTCCATTTCTGTTGTGGCAGCGGCAGTTTCCTTAATTGATTTCGCTTGTCCAAACCCTTCAAATTTCAGCTTTGCTCCAGCTTCAGCGATAGATTCAATCTGATCCAATACACGATCAAGACTCCCAGTCAGGAATTTAATTTCATCCTGAATTTTGGGTATATCAACAATTGAATCAATTCTACCTTTGGAAGCCATTATTTATTATTTTTGAATTATGGAAGAAAGCAATAAGGAGTTGAAAGGACCGCCAAAGAAGGGTGAGACTCCCTGGGAACGCTTAGGATTGAGTATCGTTGAGTACGCCCGGCTGATGAATGATACTGAGGAACACATACAGAGGCAAGCCGAAAAGATCAGGTGGCAACGAGAATGCAAGAAGTTCGAGAAAGAACCTCCTTTCGTTTTTGCTGGCTTGGGATGCATATATTGGTTAGCGATTATTGCGATGAGCATGTTTGTTGGCGTTTTGCTTGCTAAGTAAATAGTTGATTTCCTTTTCCCTGCGTTTGACAATCGCGACATACTCCCCGACGCTTATTTCCTTTGCATCGATCCTGAATCCCATAAACTTTGAAAGCTCAACTAAAGCCTTTTGGAAATATTCTTCTGATAGGTTCTTCCCGTCCGATTCCTTCATGAGCTTGTTATAATCGACCAGGGATTGATCCAGCGCCAATTCAACTGATTTACTTTTTGTCATCACAGCTTTTATATCCTTAAGATATCCTTCTGGATCCTGAAGGTTGAATCTGTAATTGTATCCAAAGCGCCTCAGGGTTGCCACACACTTGGAGCTATACCGGTAACCCAAAACCCTAATGCATAGCTGGATTGAAAGAAGTTTACTCTGAAGCCCTCCTATTTCCCGGGAAAGATTAAGCAGCCTTTGATACTGCGGAGATCCTGAAATCTCACAATATTCTGTAAAGATTAATTCCCAGGCTTCGTTCATCTGATTCTGGGTTGCTTTACCATACCTGACAAGCCGGTTCAGATTCTTATTAACCAGGACATCGATAAAAACTTCAAGGGGTGTTTGACTGCAACGGGTGTATAAATTCGATAGGGGTTTGCTTCGCTGCCTCCGGGTCATCAATTGCCATAAAGCCGAAAATCCCTTCCTGATGACGGAAGAGAAATAACTCTTTATTCTCCTGTGCCGCCCATTTAATGGCAATCCGTTTGATGTTGTCATAATTAAGCCTTTCTTTACTTTGTTGTAAGCAACCGCAACTCATAAGCCTGTTAATTCCTCGACCGCTGACATCAATTCCGGGAAGAAAACTTCCTGGTTGTAGTACTCCTGATTTGATGGAGTTAGGCCATAAATCTCCTCCCCATATCGATCCTCAAGTTCATGAAGATCCTCGGCCAGAATCTCAAATTCATCCGAATCTACATCAAGCTGAAATGAGTTATGAAATGAACCCGTATCATACAGCATTATTGGTCCTTGAGGCTTACCAAACATTGTTACTGAAATGTATGAATAGTCTGGCATGGTAGTTCTGTCAGCTCTTAAACCATGAAGCAACTGTTCCCGGTTGAGATCAAGAATACCATCCTTTGTTCTCCCGATTGCTGCCTTTGATTCACGACCGACATCCAGCTGATTCAAAGTATCCAATAAGCCTGCTGCATCAGTCATTACCAGGATTCTTTAGCTTCTCGATTTCCTTTTTCAACCGGCCATTCTCACATTGAACTTTATTTAAAGCCACATTAAGCTCTTCGAACTTGACTTTTATCTCATTGTTCTCGAGTTTCAAACGTTGCATTTCTTCGACATAAATTTTCAATTGAGCATTGAGATTCTCAGCTGCCTCCTTCCAGATATCAACTGCTTTTCCAAGGTTCTCGATCTGCTGAGTTTGCGCCCTAGTTTCCTCCAGCTTCGCTTGTGCCTCAACAAGCCTGGCATCAGCGTTATTTTTTCGCCTACCAAACAACCAACCACCTAGCCCTGTAGCAATAGAAGCTATCACTGTGTATATGATGCTATTGAAGTTCTCCATTAGAATTTGAAGTAAGTTTCAGGATTAACCCAGTTTCCGTTTTGTTTGACAGTGAAGTGTAAGTGACTGCCGGTGCTGACTCCGGTATTGCCACATTTAGCGATAACATCACCCATATTGACAATGTCGCCAACTTTCTTAAGTTGCTGATCCAGATGAGCGAAACCAAACCGGATTCCAGTACGACCAATCATGGCCATGCATTTTCCGCCCTTCTCATGAGTCCATACCTCTGATATTCTTCCTGAGTCCGGAGCAACAATATCGGTTCCCGTTGGAGCGGAAATGTCAATCCCGTTATGAAATGATCCGACCTTACCAGAGACAGGATGCTTCCTTGGACCAAACCTACTTGTTATCCTTCCCGATAGTGGTTTTTGAAAGTTCATCTGCTTGTCTTTTTGCGAGTTTATAGAGTGATTTTAGTTGAGCTTTGCGGACTTTTTGTTCTCGGCCATTGTATAGCTTATCATCAAAAGCTTCCACGAATTCCTTTTCTGTTGAAAAGGAAAGGACGTGGGCTACGTTAACCGAAGCCCCGTCCATCTTAATAAACACGTCCTTTCCCATGATCATTCCTCCGGATTAAGGTAAGATTGATTTCAGAATTCCGGCTTCATATCCATTCTCCGGATATCCTCCGATATTGGCAGCGGCCAATTCTGAAGCAGACACCAGGGTAATAGCATGCTCACCGACACCAACAAAGCTGACATCCCATCCACCAGCAACATCATTCTTTGCAACCGAAGTAACCACCACGGGTGCTCCGTCCTTGGTTACTTTCCACAGTTCACCTGCAGCGAGTGCATCCCCGAGGGCTTCATAGATATCCACTTTGTCACATGCGGTTCTGATACCGACTGTAACTTTACCGGCAGCAACGGCCAGCTGAACCAGTTCCAAATCGAGCAAACCTTTTACAGATTCTTCCACATCCTGATCGGTTTTCACGAAAGCAACTTTCTCATTGAATTCCTCAGGTTTTGCAAGTGCAAAGCGAACATTGAAAATTGCAGCATTGCTGGCATCGTTTGCTTTGAAAGGTTTGGCATAGAAGAAATCCATTGTGAAACCGGTAATACCGCCTTCTACTCTGGTACCATAGATTACATTGCTCGAATCGACAAACAAAACTTTCTTGTTTGATTTGTTGAAAGCACGCAGTTTGTTGTTAAGGCATAAGCCTCCTTTTACGATCCGGAATGTCCAGTCATATTTCCCTTCCTTAACGACTTGCATAGAGCCATATCCAAGGGTTGCAACAGTCTCCTCTGCGGAGTTATCAGCGATTTCCTCAAAACGGAAAATTGGATGAATCCGACCTTGGCCGGTAACGAGGGTAAGCTCTTGGAGCTTCGCGATGATGCTCGGGATATCGGCATCAGCGATGATGGTTGATTTGTCAATCAGGATTGCCCCGACAAACTTATCAGGAGCAAAATCACAACCGGGAATTCCGGTGTTCGCTCCCAGTACCAGGACACAACCTGGGTTATTTAACTCAGCCATTGATTAACATTTAATTGGTTTAACATTAAGCGATAAATTCTTGATTTCGATACAGTCCACATAGTCGTTGAAGACATTACCCTGATTGCCATACAAGCCATTCCTGCCCCAGAAAAGCCTATCAATCTTGATGTGCTTTACTTGCTTTACTGTTGTTTCATTGAAGTATCCTGATTTGGGAATCACCTTGATCAGTTCATCATAAATCGGATACAGGAAAGGCCTGAATGAAGCATCATATCTCTCCGGGGCTTTCATCTTATTGCTTGTCAACACAGCAATGATCATCTGCAGCTTAACCTTGATAAAGTCACCTGATTTATCCTCTTCGAAGTCCTGGAAAAGAGCAACGAGAGGATATTTACCGGCAGCTGCCTTCGGGTTCTTGGTCATCTCGGTAAGGCTATCAGTGATTTCCTTCGGGTGGCCATGCATGTAATTCAAGGACATGCCCAGGTTTACGGAAGCCTTATCCGTGATGTTCCTGAAGATATCGATGATTACAGGCGAACTCATATTCCAAAAGTGTTGACAGTTGATAGTTTGAAGCAGTGTGTTAGATCAAATTCCGGATAGGACGTTGAGTTGGTTTTTACCCACTCAAAAGCAGCCCTTCCCTTCCTGACAGCATCATTGTAAGCTCTCATCATTTTGTCGGTGTTGAGTACGACATTGGCATTCTCAGCGGCAGATTCAATTTCACCAAGTCCGGAGCTGGTGGATAAACGGTCACGGTAGATATGGTAGTAAACATAGCCTGCAATAGGAGATTCTTTCCTGGTTGCATTAAGTAGCTTCGCCTTCAGGTCTATCCACCTTTGTTCCGGAGTTGCAATTGAAACGCCTGCCTGAAAAGCTTCAGACAAGCCAGAGCCGAGAACTTCATCAAGGTAGTCCGGTTCATATTTTACAATGAACCGGTTCAGTTCCTCGACATTCCCAGCCGGGATTGGACCCACACCTGTCAGGTTTGGGACGAGAATTTCTCCAACGAAATAGGACTGATCAATCAGCATGGTTACTCAGCTTTCTTGGATTTCTTTCCGGGATCCTCTGCCCACCCTTTATTTTTCAGCAAATCTGCCTGTATTGGGTGCACTTCATATTCCTCACCAGGAACCATGTGTTTTGCTTTTGTGGTAGCAACGATCTTCACTTTCTCAGTGAGTTTGACCGGTTTGTTTTCTTTTGCCATGATTAGATTATTGATTAAAGATTAATAAGGGAAAGTCGTAATGCATGAGGAAAGTTATCCTCCAACTTCTTCCTCGATCGCAGCCTTTATAGTTGCAAAATCACCATAGAGGAATGCAGTCTTCTGATGTTCTTTGATGTAAGACATGAGCCTCTTTTCACCAAGAACAGTAACCAGGTTCTTTGTGAAGTCATCATTTTCCCAACCAAGAGTGATCTCGAAAGCAATGTAATCGCGGATGTTGAGCTTTGTCCAGTCACCAAGCAGGAATTTACCTACAGCAACTGAGTTTGATTCAACCACACGAACACCGGAGATAATAGTACCATCTGCAGTACTGAACGGAGGCAGGATGTAATGACCATCAGAAGCTTTGGTAAGCTCCATGTTGGCCTTATCAATCGGGTTCACAAAAACAACATTAGGAATCTGGCTGAGGGTAAACAATTGGGTAATTGCTGCCTTCATAGCATCGAAGTTATTTGCACCCTTGGTAAAGATAGTAGTGAGAACATAGGTAGTTGCCTGTTGAATCACCCCAAGAAGGTTGTCTCCTATACCATCACCATTTAGAAGTCCAGCTTCTTCTTTGATATCAACTACCTCAAGGATTTCACTCTTGAGTTCAGCCACGAAATTGGGGATATCCTGCAAAGTCTCAGTTGTGAACTTTGCTCCAACGGCTATTTTCTTAGCCTTTGAATCACGTGTCCGGATCTGGAAGGAAATCATTGGTTTGAGTTCACCTTCACTGATAAACTCAGCATCTCCCTGCTCATTGTATTTTTCAGCCCACACATGAAGAGGACTGGAGGTGGTAGCTACAGAAGCGAACATCCTGAGGAACCTGGCCAAACGTGGAGCTCTGTCCCATGCCGAGTCCATTGTCGGCATTGGTATATACGAACTTGCCGGGTTGACAGCATTAGCGGTGGTAATCGGAACATTGGCAGCCTTCAGCTCAAGTTTCAGTTTCTGACCCGGTGCTGTTTTAGCAGCATCAATCAGGCTCTTTTCTTTGATCTGATCTTTGATCTGGTCTTCGAATGATTTGAAGATAGGCTGTTTACTTCCGACATCTTTGAGGGCTACAATTTCAAGTCCCTGTTTTTCAATGATAGAATTTAGCTTCTTAAATTCTTCATCGTCCGCAAAGTTAATTTTCGAGGCCTTGATTGCTTCCGCGATAGAGTCCAGCATTTTCTTCTCACTGATATACTCTTTGTCGTACTTCTCCTTTTGCTTCTCGATCACATCGGAAAGGGCTTTGTACATAGCTTCCTCTTTGCCTTCAAGAGTGACACCTCCAACGACAAGAGCCATTGCGGTGGTAACACCAAGTGTTGTTTTAGGAGCCGTCAAAAACGACATACAGGCAACCATTGCCAGGATCATCACAGAAAGAAACAGGAGTTTCCTCGTTCTTTGTTCTTTAAGCTTTTTCATTTTAGTTGATTAGTTGATTAGTTGATTAGTTAAAAATTTGATTTCAAGTGCTTTCGCAACCTTATCATAGTCAACCGGTTCCGGCTTGCCCTTTTCCTTGAGTGCTGTTTGCGGCTCAGTTTCGGCAAGTGAAACATGCTTTGTGATAAGTTTACGAATCTCGTATTGTGACTCAGGGTCTAATCCCTTGAGGATACGTTCAGTTTCACGGCTCAGAGCATTGCGCTCCGATTCAATTGTTTCGGCCTTCATTCCCAAAAATGGAGTATTCTCATCGCTACCCATCGTTACGACACTGCCTTCAAACAGGAGTAATTCATAGCATATGAAAGCATCGGTAGTCGTTCCATCAGGAAGTGTCCATTCTCCCCACTGGCATTTATCCCATACGTATCTGAGACCAATGGAATGCTGGTTAAGAGTCCCGGAATTGTACTGCTCGAGTACGCGATCTCCCTGAGGGATTTTGTCAATGTAAGCTTCAAAGTACAATCCGAAGTCATCTTCCTTTAGCACTGTGAAGTGTCCGATAGGATCCTTCATGTCATGCATGTATAGGTAAGCGATTTTCCGGGCTGTTTTTGATTCAGGACCGCGTTCAAGAATTGACTTTGCAAAGCAACCTTTGATCAGTACATCACCATCATCCTGCATTTTATTGAATGATGTCAGGTAGCCAGACACGATCCGGGTTTCAGTGTCAGCAGATTTTATCTCTGCTGAAAAGCTTTTATAAATCACTGGCCGGGAAGCAAGAGCGGCCTTGATCCGTTGCTTAGCTTTTAAAAGCTCCAATTTCTTTTCAACTGTTAGTTCCATTATGCTGACATTATTGCATTAGCATCCTGTTCAGTGAGGCCAAACAGAATGATTAAAATTTGACGTTTACGATTATCCGGGATATTTGTAT